GAAGACGAAATTGAAATGGCGTTCCGCCAAGCGTTCACTTGGATGGATTCCGTTTGAAGGACGAAACATCAAGGTAAACGATGACGCCTTCTCCTACAAAGGAGAAGTATATCGCTTCTACCGATCCCGATCGGATCGAAGGTCAAGACTGGCTCTATCAACCAAGACGCTCGTGATCGTTGGTACGTGAGCTTCGTCGTCGAGGTTCTCGAAGCGTCGTCTCATGCCAACAAAGGTTCAGATGTTGGTATTGATCTCGGGATCAAGAAGCAGATTGCTCTTTCAAGTGGAACAATCATCTCGCGATCCAATCTGACTCGCGATGATGAGATCAGACTTGCTTGTTTTCACCGCGCGGTGAAAAAGCGTCAAGCTCGCAATCTACACGCAAAGATCCGCAATAAGCGACTCGATTGGACACACAAGACAACGGTGCAACTTGCGCAGCAGTACGAGAACATCTTTGTCGGTGATCTCAAAGTGACACAGGTCATTATAAAAAACAAGAAAATTTCGAAAGGCATCCTTGACGCGAGCCCGGCTCGCATCATTTCCTTCTTAGAATACAAAGCCAAAAGGCTTGGAGGGAAAGCGATCAAGGTGTCTGAAAGTTGGACGACCGTCACGTGCTCGGAATGTCTCAAAAAGACAGGACCAACAGGTGAGACAGGTTTGTCTGTAAGAGAATGGACTTGCTCGGAATGCAACGCGGAACACAATCGCGATGTAAACGCCGGGCAGAATATTCTCCGCTTGGGACGTCAAGCGCTGTCAAGGGAGCCGTCGTTCGAGACGGAGACGTCACGACCTATTCTTTGACCTTTGAGAAAGTGAATAAATGTTGAGCGAAGAACAGATCATCAAGAACTGGGAGAAGTTCTCGTCTCTCCTCCTCCAATCCGGCGAGCATCGGACGGAGACCATCCAGGCTATGCTTGATCATTTCGGCGATCGTCTTGTGATGACACCTGCCTCTTCGCGCACGGAGTATCACTCGGCATTTGTAGGTGGACTTATTGATCATTCTTTGAAAGTACTCAAGAATTGTACACGTTTGATGAAGGTCTCGCCTGAGATTTACAAAGACATTCCGGAGGAGTCGGTCATCTTTGCTGCGCTGCTTCACGACCTTGGCAAAGTCGGCGACCTCGAACATGATCGATATCTCGCGCAGACCAACAACTATTACAGAGAGCGCGGCAATCTGTACGAGATCAATCACAAGATGCCGTACTCCACGGTGCCACACGCAAGCCTTTTCCTCTTACAGCATTTCAATATCAAGACAACGTGGGACGAGTGGGCTGCGATCTTGCTTAACGACGGCCAGTGTGTAGAGGCAAACCGTCCGTATGGTATGAAGGAGCCTCCATTAGCCATCCTTGTTCATATGGCAGATAGGCTTTCGTGCGAGCAAGAAAAACGCACATGAAACTTATACTAAGTGCTTGAACAGACTATATTTAGTGATACCTGCGACGGATGATCGCAGGCCCTCTCAACACCCTCTAAACATCCAGAAAACGACCAAAAACTCACATGGCTAAGGTAGACATCAACGCGATTCGTAAGCGGCTCGAGCAGATCAACGCGGGAGGCGGCCGCTCCGGCGGCGGCGGCTCCAAATGGAAGCGTTGGAAATACGAGGCCCCGGGCACGTTCACGATCCGCGTGCTCCCCTTCGCGGACGCGGACCCCGGCATGCCGTTCCCCGAGCGCATCGTGTACTACGGCATCCAGGGCGACGGCAAGGGCATGATCGTCTCGCCGGAGAACAACGGCGGCGAGGATCCGATCAAGAACTTCCGCATCGACCTGTACAACCAGGCGAAGAACGCAGAGACGCCGGCGCAGGCTGACGAGCTCAAGAAGATGGCCAAGTTGCTGTCCTCGAAGACGGCGAACAGCGTGGCTGTCGTCGATCGCTCGAAGGAGGGTGACGGCGTTCACATGTGGTCCCCGAACTACACCGACGTACAGCAGCTCATCGCGCTGTTCATGACGGACGCCGGTGACTACACCGACCTCGAGAACGGCTGCGACCTCGAGCTCGTCGTGAGCGCCGGTAAGAAGATGAACCAGAACACTGGCAAGCCGCTGCTCGAGGCGAAGATCTCGGCGAAGCGGACGAACAGCCCGGCTCACAAGGACCCCGCGGTTCTCAAGACCTGGCTCGAGACGATGCCTGTCATCGACGACTACTACCCGGTCACCTCCACCGAGGACACCGCCAAGAAGCTACAGGAGTGGCTCGACGCTGGCGATCACAAGGCTGGTAGCGACGGTCTCGCGCGCGGCGGAGCTCTCAAGGCAGCAGCTGAGAAGCCGGAGCCGGAGGAGAAGGTCGAAGTCGCGAAGCCTGTGGAGCGTAAGGCTCCTCCGACCAAGCCGACGGCCAAGAAGGGTCTGCTTGCTGACGTGGCTGACGACATGGATTCCGCGCTCGACGACCTCGAGGCCTGAGACCAAACGACACTGTGACATTGGCCCCGATGGGGCCTTTGTCGTTTGCGATGGAAGCTCGTAGTTTGACGCGAGGTCGGGAGTACTAGTTCTCGATACCGAGCGTGAGGAAAGAGCAACCGGTTTTTAACCGGTCGGTTGCAGGTTCGATCCCTGCCCATCGCCCGAAGAAAGAGGAAAGATGAGCACAGCGAAGAAGAAGGCGGAAGGCGCGGCCCCGGTCGCGCAGAAGGGTCTCGGCGACGACTTCGTTCAAGACCTCATCAAGGATCTGAACCGCGAGCACCAGACCCGCGTGGCCTGGAACCTCGGGACCGACATGTCTCCGACACACGTCAAGCGTTGGGTGTCGACCGGCAGCGTTCAGCTTGACTACGCCGTCGCCAACAAGAAGGGCGGAGGCCTCCCCGAGGGTCGCATCATCGAGATCTACGGACAGCCAAGCATCGGCAAGTCGCACATCGCGGCGCAGATCTGTCGCGCTTGTCAGCGGATGGGCGGCATCGCCGTCTACATCGATACCGAGAACGCTGTCAACCCTGAGAACCTTCGCGCGCTCGGCGTTGACGTCAGCAAGCGTTTCATTTACGTCGAGACGGGATGTGTCGAGGACACGTTCCAGGTCATGGACTCCATCATCACGAAGACGAAGGCCGCCAACAAGGACGTGCCCGTCGTGATCATCTGGGACTCCGTCGCCGCCACACCTGCCAAGGCCGAGCTTGAGGCAGAGTACACACAGGAGAGCATCGGCTTGCAAGCTCGCCAGCTCAGCAAGGGCTTCCGCAAGATCACTCAGCTCATCGGCAACCAGAACATCACTCTCGTTTGCCTCAATCAGATCCGTACGAAGATCGGCGTCATGTTTGGCGACCCGATGTGTGTAGATCCATTCACGACCAAAGTAAAAATCAGGTGCAAATATCTGTATGAGGAACTGAGTTTCGCGGAATTGGCACAACGTTTCGGTATCTCGGATTTCAATCAACCAACAGTGATGGATGTATCTGAACATGGATTTGAGATACTGAGTGTAAACGATGAAGGAAAAGAGATTTATGCTCCGTTAACTCATTATGTCGTCAAAGAAAATGTCGCACAACATTATCGGTTAGGCGATTTGAAAGGCACGTCAACCCACAGAGTGAAGCACGGTCAGGCTTGGGTTATGCTAAAAGATCACCCTGATGCGGTCGCAGTTGATGAATCTATGAAGGTTGTTGACGTGACCGTAGAAGGTACGGAGTGTTATTTGGCAAATGGGCAAATCAATCACAACACAACCCCGGGAGGCTTGTCTCTGCCGTTTCACGCCTCGACGCGCATCTCGCTTACAGGCGGCACTCGCATCAAAAACAAGAACGACGAGCTCATTGGCATCAACGTCATCGCGTCGGTCGTTAAAAACAAGGTTGCCGCGCCGTTCCGCAAGATCCACTTCCAGATCCATTTTGGGAAAGGCATCGTAGAGCACGAGGAGTTGTTCGACGTGCTGCGCGAGTACTGCGACAAGAACAAGATCGAGAAGAACGGCAAGCTGCTGTCGATCTCCGGCACCGGCGGCTGGAAAGAGTTGACCGTGGCGGACGCGAAGACGGGCGAGGTGCTTCTCGAGAAGAAGTTCTACAAGCCTGACTTCATCGACGTCATGCGCGACCCGAAGTTCAAGGAGGTTGTCGCAGACATCATCGACGCGGCTCTCGTGAAGACGCCCGAGCAGGCGAAGACGGATCAGTACGACACGGACATTGATGAGAATGCGTATGTTGGTATCGAGACACCGGTGGTGGCCACCGAGTGAGAATTGATCTAGAGTCACTTGATCGAAAATTTGGAGAGAAAATCGCAAATGATTTGTTTCCGCTGTTGATCCGACACGGAATCACATGCGAGAAATTTTTGTGTGATTTGGAAAATGATAACATCATTCAAACAATCGTTATAAATGACATCAAACAACACCATGCGTTTAAAAGAAAATTTCCAGAAGAAGTAGTCAATCACGAGTATTGCTCATTTGCGAGAGCGGTATCCTTGATCCAAGGTCAAGGTAACGGTGGAGGACGAAACGGTGGAAAAGGTGAAGAAGTACTTTTGCTGCTGTCGTCGATGTTCTCGCGTCCACCTAAAAAAGGAGATTTGACACTCAAGAGTGATCCGTCGCGATCAATTCAGGTGAAACACGGAGAAGCAAGGATTAATGATGGTACTGTTACGTGCGGTAGCTTCAAGGAAAAGTTCTTGAATATAGCCGCTAAGCACAAGTTGAATTTATACTCAGATCTTGAAGATATTCCGAATTTTCTTCCTGAGCACAGGAACGGATATGTCAAAGACAGTCCCTTACCGTTGAAGGGGAAAACAAATTTCGCTAGTTTAGACGAACAGGTGAGTCGATCAGAAAATCCAGTAACTTGCTGGTTTGACATCTTGACAGCACTTTTTTCACAACCAAGAACAGTACTAACGTACAAATCGATCGAATTGTGTCTTGATCAAGATCTACGTGCTGATCCGACAATGCTTGGTGTTCTTGTGAAGGATGCTATGTGTCATGAACAAGATGAAGAACTGCTTTTTTTCTCACCAAACTATCTCTCGTATGCACCTTCGCTCAAAAAAGGACTAAATTTTGTGAGCTTACACATGCGTCGTAGCGCACAAGAAGTAGTTCGAATTTACGTGGAACCTACGAACAAATGAAAAAAAACCTTGGTCAAGTAATGACACCATCTACGCTGGCTCGCCGTATGTCAACGTTGCGACGCAATTCAGGCTCTGTGTTGGAACCATCAAGCGGAACTGGAATTTTCCTTGATTTGATCTTAACAGCCATTGGCCTCGAGCTTGATGCTTCATTAGTTCAAACACAGCATGCATCTCGAACGCGAGTGATGGATTTTTTCACACTTTCTTCGAATGAAAAGTTTGATACGATTATCGGTAATCCACCATACATTTGTGCTAAAAAGACGTCTCACGGAAAACACGTCTCTCATTCATCCGTAAAGAAGTTGACGTCAACGCTCTTACCACCTTCGGCGAATCTCTATTTTGCTTTTGTCGAGCGTGCTCTCGATCACCTTGAAGAGCGTGGTGAACTCATCTTTGTGGTGCCAATCGAGTTTTTCCATCTCACATGCGGTGATCGTCTACGCAAGCAAATGATGGCAACTGGCTCTTTCACAGATGTTTTGTTTGAGACAAAGGGTGATTGGAAAGCTTCGGTGGAGGTTGTCGTGTTTCGTTATCAAAAGGGTGTCATCACTTCTTCTGTGACTAGAGACGGAATTCAAGGGTTTCGAACTGTGATCCGAGACGGTAAAGTCTTTTTCATCAATTATGAGCCACAAGCGTATGTTGGTGACTTCTTCAAAGCGGTCGTCGGTAACAGACCACGAGCGTCAGCGACTTCGAGAAAACCGGTTGAAGGTCACACGCCATTTGCTTCTACTGACGGTGATATTTGGGTTCGAGATCATGATTGGCCTCGACGCAGAAGTTCCATCGTCGGCGACAAAATTTTGTTTGCGGACGGTCCAACTCGCCGACGACCACGTTTCATATCTTCATCGGCCTCAGAGTTCGTTAGCTGCGCGCTGATCTCGAAAACTCGATTGAGTTTAGTTGACTGGGTAAAATTTCTCGAAGAGTGTTCTGACTGGGAAATGACGTACTCGCAATTGAACGGCAGATGGCGAACGAACCCAGGTCTTATGGCGGCCACGCCGCTTCGATCTATCCCAGATTCAATATTCGTCGAGACACCGGCGGCCACCCCCGAGTGAACTAAAAGAAGGGCATGAGCCTTACTCGCCTGTTCTTCAAAAAAGCAGATCCTCGCGCAACGCTCCCGACCCAACGGAAGGGAGACGTTGGCCTCGACGTCCGATGCATCGACGACTTCACGATCTTGGCTGGAAAGACTGTCAAGGTCTCCACTGGTCTGATGCTCGCGAAGTCGCCTGAGTCCGGCCTCGGCGCGGTCTTCCTCAAGATGGAAGACCGGTCGAGCATGGCCCTGAAGGGGATCTTCAGTCACGGCGGCATCATCGATCCGTCGTATCGCGGCGTGTTCCACGTGATCCTGTTCAACTCGAGCGACGTCGACTACACGGCGAAGGCTGGGGACAAGATCGCCCAGATCGTCGTCTACCCGGCCGCGTTCAACCATCAGTGGTCGTACGTCGAGTCTGAGGAGTGCGACGAGGTCGAGGCGACCACACGCGGAGCCGGCGGCTTCGGGTCGACCGGCAAATGAGTCGCCAAGAATTAATCGGAAGCGTAAGACGAATCCCGTACGGTCCACTGATTCAGGTGTTGTCCGTTGAAGCGTCAACCACCGGGGCCTTCCCCGGAATCTCTGCCCTTTAGGGCGGGGAGGATGTCAACCATTCCGAATGATGCTTGTCATGTTCCTCGAAGTAACCGTTCGCGCGCTTCGTAGCGACGATCTTCGCGTATATTTCGCTCTTCCGCGCTTGCCACTCCGGGTTGAGCTCGCGTTCTTTGCCACGCTGAGAGATGAGTGCTTTTGTATCTTCGGAATGTGTTTTACCGATGTGTGAGGCAGCGATTTTTGCGTTCCATTCGTCGGTATGAGGATTCTTTCGACCACGAAGCTTGGGAGCCACCTTCTGACCGACAGAAGCACGTGCCAGACGCGCACATGCGGCGTACTCGATGCCGAGCGCCTCCTTCAATGTTTTGATCACCTTGTTCCGACCGAGACAGAACTCGGCTGCCAAGTCAGTTACACTAAAGCCAGTGCGATATCGTGCGCACATCGCGTCGATGATCGATTGGTCGAGGACTCTGAAGTTCTTGTGTCGCATCAGGACTAAGTAGATACTAACAAATGCAAGTACAAGAAACTCTTCCTATTTTACTCGTGGATGCCAGAAATCTTTTTGTTCGAGCCTACGTGGTGCAACCCGACATGACCTCTAACGGTCAACAGGTTGGCGGCGTCGTTGGATTCCTCAAAACACTCCGCCGTCTCGTTCATGATCTCTCTCCAGCACAAGTGATCATCGCTTGGGAGGGTGGCGGCTCTACCAAACGCAGAGCCATCTTCGCCGATTACAAGGCCAACCGCAAGCCGGAGCGCCTCAATCGCTTTTACGAGGATGACATCCCGGACACCGCGGACAACCGTGTGTGGCAGATGGCGACGCTCGCGAAGCTGCTGAAGCGTTTCCCGGTGTGCCAGGTGTACGTGTCAGATTGTGAAGGCGACGACGTCATCGCACACTTGCATCGCAACCAATACAAGGATCGAAAGAAGATCATCCTGTCGAACGACAAGGACTTCTACCAACTCCTCGACGAGAAGACGAGCATCTACTCGCCGCAGTCGAAGCGTCTTCACACGATGGAAGACGTCAAGAAGGAGTTCTTCGGGATCCAGGCTCATAACTTCGCTTTAGCAAAGGCTCTGTGCGGCGACAAGTCTGACAATATTCCAGGCGTGAAAGGCCTCGGGTTCAAGACACTTGTGCAACGGATCCCCCTACTCATCTCGGATGCGGAGGTCACCATTGACGAGGTCGTCGCGTACTGCAACGTGCGACGCAACGAGGCCAAGGTGATGATGAACGTTGTCCAAAATGAGCAGCTCATCCGCACTAACTGGCGTCTCGTTTACCTTGGAGGTTCGACGCTTACACACGATCAAGCAGCTCGTGTTGAAACGATTCTGGCAGAGCATTCTCCGAAGATCGACATGCTATCGTTCATGCGCGACCTCATCGAGGTTGGTGTGCGGACGATCGAGAACCCACACGACTTCTGCAGCGCGTTCATGCCGCTGACCAAACGAGCCTGAAGGAGGCACAATTGAGCGAGACAACGGCCGATAGCGCGCCGAACGCGGTGACGTTCGGACAGTACGGGCAGCATTTCCAGAAAAAGGTCGTTCAGGCGCTCCTGTGCGATCCTGTGTGGGCGGAGCAGGTCTCTGAGGTCCTCGAGGCGAGCTACTTCGATCTCAAGTATCTGCATTTCCTCTCCGATCGGTATCTGCAGTACGCACGGAAGTACAAGACGTACCCGTCGCTCCAACTGCTCGTCACAATCGTCAAGGACGAGCTGAAGCAGGGGAACGACCTCGCCCTGCGCGAGCAGGTTGTTGCCTACCTCAAAGGCTTGCGCGAAGCGCCTGACATGGGCGACCTGCCGATGGTCAAGGAGAAGGCGCTCGACTTCTGTCGTCGACAGTCACTGAAGCGTGCACTCGAGAAGACGGTTGACCTCATCGAGACCGAGAACTACGAAGCGATCGTCGACACCATCAAGCGAGCCGTCTCAGCCGGCACTGCCTCCTCACTCGGTCATGATCTGTTCGAAGACGTTGAGGCTCGCTACGTCGGCTTGAAGCGCGCGACCATCGCCACAGGCCTACCCGAGCTCGACACGCAGAAGATCCTCAACGGTGGATCGGGCCGCGGCGAGCTGCATGTCATGATCGCACCCACAGGAGTCGGCAAGAGCCACTTTCTGGCGTACATCGGCGCCAACGCGATGCGTCAGGGTTACAACGTCCTGTACTACTCGTTTGAGCTGTCTGAAGCGAAGGTCGGCATCCGCTTCGATTCCAACTTCACTGACATCGACTCCAACGACATCATGACCTGCAAGGATGACGTCGCCAAGTTCTACAGCGAGACCAAGCTTGGGAAGCTGAAGATCAAGTACTTCCCCACCAACGAGCCGACGGTGCAGACACTTCGCGCTCACGTCGAAAAACTGGCTCTCAAGGGGTTCGTCCCCGATGTCATCTGCGTTGACTACGCCGACATCATGCGATCGTCTAGGCAGTATGATCTCCCGCGTATGGAGCTCAAGCTGATCTATGAGGAGCTTCGCGCTTTCGCCGCCGAGCGCAACGTGGCACTGTGGACAGCTTCTCAGAGCAACAAGGAAGGATCCAACGCCGAGGTCGTCGACATGAGCAACATGTCGGAAGCCTACGCCAAGGCCTTCATCGCCGACTTCATTGTTACCTTGTCACGACGCGCTGGCGAGAAGGCAAGCGGTCTCGGTCGCCTCTACGTCGCCAAGAATCGAAACGGCCTCGACGGCCTCGTCTTCCCTGTCATGATCGACACCGCGAGGAGCAAGCTCGTCATCTGTGGTGAAACGACCACACCAGACGAATGTCAAGCTGCGGCTGATCAGGATGTCCGGCAGAAGCTCAAGGATCGATTCGCCAAGTTCAATGACGGATCGCTCAATCTCAAGAAGGTCGGTTGACCGACACATAGCTTAGCATCTGGCTGCTCTTCCGGGAAACATGCAAGACAAAAAAGTGAAGCTTTTCACCCACGAGGAGGCTCTAGCGGCCTCGACCAAGTACTTCAAGGGCGACGAGCTGGCAGCGACCGTGTTCGTGACCAAGTACGCTCTCCGAGATGGACATGGAGGACTGAAGGAACAGACGCCTAACGACATGCATTGGCGCCTGGCGAAGGAGTTCGCCCGCATCGAGTGCAAGTACCCGAATCCGATGAGCGCGGACGAGATCTTCGGCCTGCTCCAGGGCTTCAAGTACATTGTGCCGCAAGGCTCTCCGATGAGCGCCGTTGGCAACCTGGATCAGGTGCAATCGCTATCAAATTGTTTTGTAATTGCTCCTCCGCTTGATTCCTACGGCTCGATCGCACGTGCTGATGAGAATGTGATCCAGATCCAGAAGCGACGTGGCGGCGTTGGACTTGACATCAGTCACATCCGCCCTCGAACTGTGCGTGTGAAAAACGCAGCAGGCACAAGCGATGGTATCGGCATCTTCATGGAACGATATTCCAATACAACAAGAGAAGTTGCGCAATGTCTTCATGGCAGCACTTCGATCTTGACCATTAACGGAATCAAACCGATCCGCGATGTCAAACAAGGCGATGAAGTCTGGACTCGTCTAGGCTGGGTTCCTGTTGAGGGTATTCTCACAAACAAGAAGAAACTTGTCGAGCTGACCACAGTTCACGGACGACGTGTGATGTGTAGTCGAGATCATGTGTTCCACACCGCAAAGGGTGAACGCAAAGCAGGTGATCTAAATGTGGGGGATGATGTTACCCAGATCGTTGGTCATGGTTGGCAAGGGAGCCCGGTTGAGCTGATCAGGAACGAGTACGAACGGAAAGGCGAAAACAAATCCAATCGTCTTCACAAAAGTTTGCGTTTTCCTGTCGTAATGGATGAGAAGTTCGCTTATCTCGTTGGACAGATGTACGGCGATGGGTGTGTGGAGAAGAAAGATGGCATTGACAGTTGCATTGCCGTCGCTCTAGCTGAAGATTGGCCCGAGATCATCGACAAGCTTGTCTCCTACACGAAAGATGTGTTTGATTATTCGTCGGAACCTAAGAAACAGGGCGAGGATCGAGCCTTTCGTTTTCGCATTGGATCACGTGAGATCATCAAGTTCCTCGCGGACAATGAAATTTTAAAGCAAAAAGCTCATGACATCGTTTTTCCTGTTTCACTCATGAGTGCGTCGCGTTCCGTGGTGTTCGCGTTCCTGTCTGGCTTCTTCGACGCGGATGGTTGCGTTCAAGTGAAACGCAAGCAATACAAGATGACCAGTGTCAATCGTGCCTTTTTGGAGCAAGCACAGCTTGTGCTATCAGCGCATGGTATCGTGAGCAAGATCTCCGAAGACGACAAGTCGAAACAGAACGCAAACTGGTCGATGTGTTACTCGTTAACGGTGAACGGAGGCAAGAGTCAACGTTTGTTTGCCGATCTGATGTGTGAGAGCGTGAAGATCAAGAAGTTATCACTTGGTCGTCGCGTCCGTGATTGTACACGCACGACTCTTAGTGACAAAGAACTTGGTCTGAAATCTCGTGTTCCTTATCTCGCGAATAACGATCACTACGTGTCTTACCAGGCGCATGATCGTTTAATTGAGGATAAACTCATCGATGACAAATCAGTATATCTTCTTCAAGACAAAGTGAAGAGCATTGTTGATGTCTTCGATGGAATTGAACAGGATGTTTATGATCTTGTTCTTCCGACAGAACATTTGTTTTTTGCAAATGGTTTTTATCTTCACAACAGCGGTCGGCGCGGAGCTTTAATGCTCACCATTGATGGTCGTCATCCTGATGTTGAGACCTTTATCAACATCAAACAAGACAAAACAAAAGTTACCGGTGCAAATGTGTCTGTTCGCGTCACAGATGACTTCATGCAAGCTGTAGAGAACGATGAACAGTACACTCTACGTTGGCCTGTCACAGCAACGATCGAAGCGGCTGGTTTCACAAAGACTGTTCTTGCACGCGATATTTGGCAACAGATGATGAAGGCAGCGTGGGCATCTGCTGAGCCTGGCATCCTCTACTGGGATACCGTGAAGCGTATGTCAATGGCTGACGAGTTTGCTGACAAAGGTTTTGAAACCATCTGTACCAACCCTTGTGCCGAACTCGTCTTGTCAAAAGCAGATTCGTGTCGATTGCTGTTACTCAACTTGTTCTCGTATGTCAAAGACCCATATGTGAAGACGGCGTCATTCGACAACGTACTCTTTGCGCAACACGTGATTAAGGCCCAGCGTCTGATGGATGACCTCGTTGATCTCGAACTTGAGGCGATTGATCGCATTTTAATAAAGATCCAATCTGACCCTGAACCTGAAAGCGAAAAGGCCAGAGAAATGGCACTATGGCAAGACGTGCGCAAGGCTTGCCACGACGGTCGTCGAACCGGCACGGGCATCACCGCGCTCGGTGACATGCTTGCTGCGCTTGGGCAGATCTACGGAAGTCAGCAGTCGATCGAGACGACGGAGATGGTCTACCAGCTGCTTGGCGTTCACGCGCATGCCTCAAGCGTTCGCATGGCCGTCGAACGCGGAGCCTTCCCGGCCTGGGAGCCGGGTCGTTACAAGACTAACGAGTTCGCGAAGCGTCTTGCTGACGCCAGCTCGGCGGACGTGAACGTCAGCTTCGAGAAGCATGGTCGACGCAACATCGCTCTCACCACCACGGCGCCGGCCGGCAGCGTGTCGACGCTCACGCAGACGACCAGCGGCATCGAGCCGGCGTTCCTGCTCCATTACAAGCGACGCAAGAAGCTCGTGCAGACCGAGATCGAGAACGGCGCGGTCGTGGACTTCGTCGACGCGCTCGGCGACAAGTGGCAGGAGTACGACGTGTACCACCACGGCGTGAAGCTGTGGATTGACGCCACCGGCGAGACCGACATCACGAAGTCGCCTTACCACAAGGCGACTAGCGCCGACGTTGACTGGGTCGCGTCCGTTGACCTGCTCGCGGCCGCCCAGAAGTGGACCGAACACTCCATCTCGAAGACGATCAATCTGCCCGCGAACGCGACCGAGGAGCTCATCTC